CGCGATCATAGACGAAATACTTGTCCGACTGCTTGGACACCTGTACTCGGGGGAAGACCCGAGGAAAGACAAAGTTGGACTGTGCTTGCAGGAACGCAACGCTAACGTCGGTCAGCGCGGCGTCGACATGCACGTCACTCGGAGTCGGTCGCATGGCTATAGCTCCTTAGCTGACCTGTTAGGCAACGGTGCCGTTGGGGTTGAAGATGATCTCGACCACCTCGCCCGCCGTGGTGACGGTCGTGAGCGCAACGCCGAGGATTTCGTCGCCAGTCGTGGCCGCAGCCACAGCGCGGCCCGAGGAATCGCAGGCGATCTTGCCGCCCGCCGTGATCGCACCTCCGGCCGTAACCTTCGTCTTGCCGAGGATGCAGACGGTCGCCGCACGACCAGCCGCAGCCGGATCGTTCAGGAGAACGCCGTCGGCCTGTGCGCCGTCGCCGGTCAGATCGACTTGGCCGTCAGACGCGACTGAGACGAAGTAGTACTGCCCTGCCGAGAGGTCCGCGCCCGCTTCGAGCGAGACAACCAGGCTGTCGTCAACAATAGCCATTGTTCAGGCTCCTTAGTGGGTGGCGATTTGCGCGCGGAGGCGCTTGCCATCAGCGGACTTCCACACGGCGGCGCGAGCTTGCGCGTCCGTGAGGCTCGGGTCTTTCTCTTGCAGCGCCTTGGCGAGACGCGCCACCTCGGCGGACGGATCGTTCGGATCGGCGTCGCCGTTGGCCGTCTTGCCGATCTCGAGGAAATGCGCCTTCGTGGCGTTGTCGGCGGCCTTGAGGGTCTCGACAACCTGGCCGCGCAGGGCTTCGTCTTCGATGCCATCGACGGCCTTGAGCAGCGCCGAACGGGCGTCGACGGAGCCGGCCAGATGGGGCAGCTCGGTCTCGGCACGCTTGGCAAGGGCTTCGCGCTCACGCTCGGCTTCGAGCTTGGCGATCCGCTCCAGCGCCTTGAGCATCGGAGCCGGAACAGCCGACTTCTCGATCAGCTCGCCCTCGACCTCGATCATTTCCGGCTCGGCGCGCTTGGTCAGCGTCACCTCACCGCCCTCGTTGGCAACCTCGAAGCCTTCGGCCTCTGCCGCCTTGGTCACTGCGGCGAGTTGAGTCTCCAGCTCGCCCAGCCGTTGCTCCAGCTCTTCCGGGGCCATATCGCCCTCCTTGTCCACGCTGGTTGCGGTTTTGCCGGGCGAACCGGCGCCGTTGTCGGGTGATTCCGTGTCGGTGGTGCTCTTGCCAAAGATCGAGGCCATCGCCTCGTCCTCGGTCATGTTTTCCTTGTCCATGAGTTCGCGCACTTTCTTCTTGTCCGCGTCGCTCATCTTGTCTTTGTCGCGCATGTAGCCGGACCCCTTGGTCATGTCGTTAGCGTCCTCGGTCACGTCCGTTTCAGGCGCACGCTTGTACATCACAACTTTCGCGTGCTGGTTCGCAGGCGAATCGACCAGCGACACTTCGTCCAGCTTGATCGCGCGCAGTCGCTTGGGCATTAGTCGTCGTCCTCTTCATCGTCGTCATCGCCGTCGATGTCCTCGGACACCGCGTTTCCGCCGATGCTGAACGCCTTCAGCTCGCCCGATTTGACGCGCTTCCACACTTCGTCGTCAGTGATCTTCTGCGCGATGATCCAGCCTTCGCGGTCGGACTGAATGCCGAGCGCCTTGGCGAGTTCGTTAGTGACCGGGAACGAGTGGACGACGTGACCGATCTGCTCGCCGTCGTGCATGGCCTTGGCAACGCGAACGGAAAGCATGAACTCGGTAGCCGCCTTGGAAATCTCGTCGGGCGTAATCACGTCGCCCTGGCGGTCCACCACGGGCTCGCCGTTCTCGGTCACGACGGACGCCCACCCCCAGACGATGCGCTCCTCGTCGTCGGCCTTGAGGATCGACCCGGAAATCTCGATGCCGGTCGCCTCAGCCTGACCGTTGTACTGAGGGGCATCCGAGCGAAAAAAATCGCCGTCGCTGTTCAGTCCGGCATCACCCGACTTTAGAAGGCTCGCGACAGATTCGAGCAGATTGGCAACGCGGCCGGACATTGAGTGCTCTCGCTCCTCGGACGAAGAGTCGCCCGAATACTCGTCCGCATCATTATCATCTATTCCCGCGCGTGTCTCAACAGCCCGCATATATTCCTCGTGCGACGGCCCAGGCATATAGGCGGCCGTGCCGTCTGCCGTGCTGTGGACGTGGATCGCGCCGTCCGAGAACCCTAGCTCCATCGCCCGCGTAACCGCCTCGGCGGGGGTGGTGTATACGTCCTCGGCTATTTGGCGCTTAGTCGTTTCGCTATCGCCCATAACTTCATCCTCGGAGCCCGCAACCTTCGACAGAATCTCGCTCACGGATTCTCCAGCCTCCCACATGCGGCACGACCAATAGCGCGCCGAAGTCTTGTCGTTAGCGGTATCGCACGAGTGCCGAGCGCGGAAGTTGGCCCGCGCCGCGGGGTCGTCGCGCCGGATTTCCATGTCGGGCGAGCCGAACGTGACGCGGCGCACCTTGTCGCCGTCCTTGACGTAGACGCCGAACTTCTTGGATGAGCCTGACGGCAGCCTGAAGGGGCGGTCCAGCTCCACGTCGCGCCCTTGGTACTCGGCCTTCTCGACCCCGTCGGGCGATGCCTTCCGCGTCGACAGCGGATGCTTCGACGGCAGCAGGTCGGTATCGAACTTGCCCGACGGGAACCTGCCTGTGCGGATCGCCCGCAAAAACACGTTGACGCGCGCCATCGCCCACTGCTCGGGCGAGTTAACCGAAGGGCGCACGGAGCCCGGATTCGTCCGGTACGCCCCGACGCCTCGGTTATAGACCTGCTCCAGCATGGGCAGAGATACGCGACCCTTGTCGCCGTGCTCGGCGTTGTGCTCCGTCACCTTGCTCTCGAGCGCCTGACGGGCAGAGGCTGACAGTTCTTTTCGGGTGCGCCTTCGGCCTCGACTCCAATCCGTGCTAGGCACATGCACCGCGCTCGGGGTCGGGCTCATCTTGTCGGTCTCGACCCATCGCCCCTCGGGGTCTTTTTCATACCCCGCCCTGGACAGAGCCGCCCACGCCGAAGCAAAGGCGCGCGTCTCGGACAGCCCGCGATCAAGCTGAGAATTGATCACGTTGCGCATGATCGTCTGGCCGGCGTCGGGCACGTTGTCGGTGATGGCCGATGGCATCTCGGAGTTACGGGCATACGGCATCAGTCGTCGCCCTCAATCACTCGCCCCGTGCGTTTGAGCATTCGCGTCTTCGTGACGTGATACCAGATGGCCGCAATGCCCGCGCCGATTGCCACGACGCCGCCGATCAGCTGGACGACCTCGTTAAGCTGCGCCACCGACACGCTCGCGAAGAGCACTACACTCGTGCCCGCTAATGCGTCCGCTGTTTTCGTGTCGGGCAGTGCCATTGCCCCGCTCCCTTTTTCCATGCCCGCCTTACCTCGACTGTCAGACCGGCTCCAACCAACCAAACAGCCCCGCCGTGATGTCCGCCGCCTTGCCCGTCGTCCCGGTAAACCCGATCCATTCGCCCGGCCCGATAGGGAACGGCCCGAAATTCGCCAGCGTCACGGAACTATCCTGCACCGCAACAGCCCCGACCGGATGCAGGATTCCGTCCTCCGCGAACGAGTCGCCGTTGATCTGGCTCGTCTGCAACTTGATGATCACCCTCGCCGCCGAATGCCCCGAGGCCGACCCGCCATAAATCGACGTGATCATCAGCCGCTTTCCGGCCGGTACGCGCTGAAGGGACGTGTTGAACTGAACATTTCCGCTCGAGATGCGCGCGTATGTCGTGCCGCCGTTCGACATTGTGATGTCGCCAGCCACGCTCCCGTCGAGGCTGTAGGCGTTATTGATCGCGCGGATGTCGGTCGCTGTCGTGGTGACATTGGACGTGCCGTCAAGCGTAACAATCTCAGTCCGCTCGATCAGGTCGCTGTCAAGATAGCGAATGGTGATGCGTCCGGTGTCGGATGCGCTACTTGACGCAATCGTTAGCTGGATGCTGTCGGGCACCGTCAGGGAGTTCGGCATCCCGGTTTCCCAGATAACCGTCTCGGTAGCGGCCCCGGACGTGACCACCTCGCCGTGCGTGTAATAGGGGGCGGCATTAGCGACCAGCCCGCGCGCCACGTCGGCCGCGTACATGTTGCGCCACTGGCGCTCGTCCCAGGATCGGTGCGGGCCGCTCATGCCAGCCCCACCAGTTCCGGTGACAGCACGCGCACAAAGTTCGCGCAACGGCACTGCGCCGTCATTGCTACTGGCGCATTCGGGTCGCCCGGATACCGAATCGTTCCGCCCGGATAAGCAAATGGCTCGTCCAGCCCAACGCCGTCAGGATTAAGCCTCGGAATAGCTCTGTGGTCGTCGCGCAGTTTATCGTCGCGTGTCACGACCCACTCTCGCCTAACCTGCCGCGCATCAATCAACCCCGCATCCACCTGGCTGCGGATGTACTCGTCCCCACCGCCCGACAGCGCGCGGATGGCCTCGGTGCGCCCGATCACTTCAGAGCGGTATTTAATGTACCGCTCGCGATAGCGATTGACCATCTTGTCTATCTGCGCTGCGCTCAATTCTTTCTCGCCCGCAATGGCCCGCCTGATCGATCCGTCGAATCGCTTATCCCTCAGCGCCCGATCCAACGCCTGACGATCACCCGTCTCCAGCATTCGCCGGAAGTTGGACACCGCGCGCTCCTGCCGCGCCGTCAGGCCAATGCTGCCGCGAATCCGCCGCGCCGTGTCGCGAGGGTTGATGCCGGCCGGCACCTCCGTCCGCACGATGTCGCGAACCACCTGCCGCACGCCCTCGGACACCTCGCGGACGCGCCGCGCGCTAATTCGCTCGGCATACGGCCCGACGCGAGGATTAGCGACGTTGAAGACGAAGTTAATCGCCTGCCCTTGCGGGTTGAGGACGGGCGCCTGGAGGGATGCCGTCAGCTCCGCGCCAACAAACGCCGCCGCCGCAATCTCGGCGCCAGCGGGCGCTAACAGGTTCTCGATGGGGAGGGCGTCGATAAGCCTGACGACTTGACCAGGGCGCTCGCGAAGTAGTGTCTCGAGTTCGGACAGCGACAGCGCGTCGCGGATGCTCTCGAAGGCATCCAGCAGCGCCCGCGCGATCTTGCGCGCGTTGCCGTCGTGGGCGCGCTCGATGGCGGCCAGGATTTCGGCTTTACTCGCCATTGCCTAATCCGTGATTGCCCGGCCCGTAATAGTCTCGGCACCAGTAGGCCAGTTCCGCCACGCTCTCCGCAAGCGCCGCGCGCGGCGTCCAGCCGAGTTCAGATTGCGCGCGACTCGTATCCGCTTCGGTCGCCGGGGCGTCCTCTGCGCGCGCCTGCTCGTACTCGACAAGCGGGCTCGCGTCGAGCGCGCTGGACAATAGGCAGATAAGAGACTGCACCGTATCACAATTGTTAGCGCCTATGTTGTAGGCACGAAACCCGCTAGGCGCGTGATCGACGGCGGCGAGAACGCCCGACACCGCGTCCGAGATATGCGTAAATGCCCGTCTCTGCAATCCGTCCCCGTATACCGTGATCGGGCGTCCTGACAGTATCAGTCGGGCGAACCGTATCGGCGCCATGTCGGGGCGGCCCCACGGCCCGAATACCGTGAAGAATCGCAGCGCCGCAACCGACAGTCCGTGACCATGCGAATATGCCTGCGCCATCGCCTCGGCGCCCTGCTTGGTGGCCGCGTACAGGCTCAGGGGTGCTCCGGTCTCTGGCTCCCGGAACGGCGGCTGCGCGTCGCCATAGACGGAGCTGGATGACGCCATGACCACGCGCGCGCCGACTTCCCGCGACCCATCGAGGACGTTAGCCGTAGCGCACAGGTTGTCGGCGGTATAGGCCGCATGATCGGACCCTCGCACGCCGGCCTGCGCAGCCAAATGGATCACAATGTCGGGGCGAGTGCGGCGGAACAAGTCTGCGCACGCGCCAGTATCGGCCAGGTCGACTCGATGCAGAGCAAAAGATGGGCATAGCGCAGAGAGCCTGTCGATTTTGAGTTGCGGCGAGTAGTAGGGTGACAGCCGGTCGACCAGCGTCACTTGGTCGCCACGGGCGCGAAGCGCCTGCGCGACGTGCGCCCCAATGAATCCGGTAGCGCCGGTCAAGAGGACGCGCGAAGTCATGCCGTCACCTATGGCCTCGGGTCATGCGCTCAAACTCGACCGCGATGACGGTGCATAGCGTCGCGAGGGAGACGAACGCGAGGCAGGCTGTCAGGAAGTCAAGCATCCCCATCCCCCTCTGCCCCCTTGGGCGACGCCATCCCCATCATGTCCGGGTCCGACCCCATGCCATCGGTCGGTAGGTCCGCCGCCTCGCGCAGCACCGTCTCGGTCTCTTCATCGAGGATGGTATACCCGGACGATGCGAGCGCCTTGATGTAGTCGCCCAGCTCGGTCAGATCGGCCGGCGCCACGGCGCCCGGAACAATCTTGGGCATGAGGCCAGGGTTGAAGCCATTGAGCGCCCAGAGCCGAGGCATGAGCTGGCGATTCAGGACGCCCGCGATCATCTCGGCGTGGCCCTCGAGGGCGCGGAGGAAGAGGTCGGCCTTGGATTTCGACAGCGCGAAGGAACCTTTGTCCGACTGGCCCAACATGATGAAATCGGCCAGCACCGTCCGGGCCATATCCTGCCGGTAACGCTTGATCGGCACGTCCGTGTCGATGGCGCGGGAGCCGTCGGACGCGATCAGCTCGAACTCGACCATGCGATTGTTTGAAAGCGAGCCGTCCTCGTTGGCGTAGTAGTCAGACGGAATAGCGAGATAGGACTGCTCGCCTTGCTTCACGTCGCGGGCGATGCGCGTCATCTCATCCCGAAACGTTTTCATCGGCCCGGAGTCGGCGGACAGGTACTCGGCGGGCATTCGCACCAGCGGCAGTCCGTTTAGCTCCCGCTCGATAGCGATGGCCTCGATGTTTTCGATGTTGCTCGCCATGTAGTAGGCGCGGTATGCGGAGCGGAGGCAGGACCGGCCGGAGGGGCTGTCCGTCTGTGTCGTCGTGCGGAAGTGCAGCGACTTGGCGAGCGGAATCGTGACGGTCTTTGACGAGCCCGGCACCGACTGCACCATGCCAATCAGTTCGTTCGCGTCGTCATAGGCCCAGCTATGCAGCGTCGCTTGCGAGCGCGAGGCGAGCTTGCGCACCCCGACGAATCCGTCAGCGCGTCGCTTGTAGACGCACTCGAAGTAGCTGAACCCATACTGGATGAACGAAAGCGCCCGAGACAAAAAGTCGTCCCAGCTATGGTCCATGTGATCGAACACGTCCTCGACAAAGGCGGCGAGTTCTCGCGCCTCATCGGAATCGTCAGCGGCTTCCGGCCGGAACGGGACGGCCCGAAGCATCATCTGGATGGCATACAACAACGCGCCGATGACGGGATCGTTATCCCCCATCTCGCGATATTTGCGCATCCCCCGCGCGCCGCGCAGCTCCGGCAGGAACTCGTCACGGCCGAGACCGTAGCGGGAGGATTCGCCCGCAGCGCCCAACTCGGTCACGGCCTGGCTAATCGGGAGCCTTTGCTGCTGCTGTCGTGGCTTACGGGCCATTGCGTTACCTCAGCGCCTCAGCGGCCTCGTCAGGAGTGAGGTCGAATCCATAGTAAGTCGCGAGCCTCTTTGCCAAATGGCCGACGTAGTAATCCCGGCGCTCGGCCGGGTAGGCGCGAAGCTGCGCGCGGAACGCCTCGAGTTCAGCGTGAAACCGATACGCCTCGCTCTGCCGGTAGCGACGCCCATGCGACAGCGGAGCACGCCACCACTGCGCGACGTGTTCCAATTCATGCGCCAGAAGCCCCGGATCGTCCGCGAAGTCCGGGTGAATGTGCGCGCACCAGCGCCGCTGGTAGCCGGCGTGCCCGTGCTCGCGCATCACGTCCGTCTCCTCGATGACGACGAGCG